CTGATAGATTTACAAATGCACTTTAAGTCTGAGTGGGATGACCTTATAGGAATCAACAGACAACGTAAAGGACAGACCTATGCATCAGACTTAGTGGGAGTTAATGAAAGAGCTACCTTCCAATCTACAGTTATTACTGATATGATATTCAACCTATTTGAAGAGTGGGTAGAAAGAGAACTACAGGGTATCTTAGACTTGACTAAGTTCTTAGCTATAGATGGTGTCTACAAGGTATGGAATAGCACTGACCTTAATACTGAGATACTAGAGATTGAACCTACTGAGTACTGCTCTGCAGACTTAGGTATTATGGTACAATCTTCTGCTGAGGCTATGGCTATTAAGAACAAGCTAGAAGGCAGTGTACAAGCAATGCTTCAGAATAATGTAAAACCTTCTACTATCCTACACATACTCAAGTCACAAAATATAGCTGACCTAGAGTCCAAGTTAAATCATATTGAAGAGATACAAGCTAAGGCAGAACAGCAATCAGCTCAATCTCAACAAGAGGCAGAAGTTGCTGCTGATGAACGTAAGAAACAATTCATGGAATACCAAGAGTTGCTGAAGAGAGGTTCAATGCAAGAAGAGTATGATAGAAAAGAAGATATAGAAAATATTAGAGGAACTTTCAGTACTTTTACATTCCAAAACGGAGATGCAAACAATAATGGAATTCCTGATGCCACAGAAGTTGCTAAACTTACTCTAGAAAGAGAAAAGTTTATGGCAACCTTACAAGGCCAAAGAGAAGCTAGAGTACATGATGCAAGAGAGAAAGAAAAGGACAGAGCACTTAAGGGTCAAGAGATTGCCTCTAAAGAAAAGATTGCAAAATCTAAACCTGCCCCAAAGAAGTAAACTTAAACTAGAAATATGAAGTTCGTAAAACTTTACAGAGAACCCGGCAGTCCAAGTTCCGGGGGAGGTGAACCCTTACCTCCAAGCTTGGCAGACATAGACAACAATGTAGAACCTGCTAAGGTAGACCCACCTACAAACCTTGCAAACCTTACACAAGACCCACCACCTGAACTTGCAGAAGGATTAGATGCTGATGGTAATCTATTAGAAGGTTATGAAGAGTTAGAGGATGGTACAATCCAAAAGGCTGCAACAGACCCTGCTGAACCTATAGACCCTGATGAACCTATAGATTCTACAGAGTTCTGGACTAACGTAGACAACCTAACAGGTAAGCCTGTAGAAGTTGAATATGGAGATGTAGACCCTCTATCACCTGAAGGTGTAGCTATGAGAGAATCAGTAGTAAGAGATTCTGCAGTTAAGGAATTTGATGAGTATATCAAAGGACAATACCCTAGAGCCTACTCATACTTCTTACACGTGCAAGGAGGTGGTTCTGATGAAGAGTTCTTTACTGAACCTTCTCAAGGATTAGTAGACAGAGATACCTTTGAGTCAGATCCTGACATCCAAGCCAATTGGATACTTAATGACTTCTATCGTAAGGGTATACCTGAAGAGGTTGCACAAGCTACCATAGACAACTACATAAAGAACAATCAACTAAGAGAACGTGCCCTTAAGGTTTACAATGAGCAAGAGACTTTTGACAAACAAAGACTAGCTCAGATGGAAGAACAGGACCGTGTAACTAGAGAGTCTTTCCAAAGTAATGTAAACAACCTTTCAAGTGTACTTGATAAGACTATCAAGAATGATATGAAGGTAGTAGTACCTGAATCTAAGCAAGCAGACTTCAAGAAGTTTGTAATGGATAAGGTACAACATGATGGACAGAAGTTCTTCTTTGTACAAGAAGTGGGTAGTGATGTAAATACAGCGATGGATGCATTGTACTTACAATATGTAAAAGGAGACCTAAACTCTATCATAGAGAAAAGAGCACAGTCAAAAGCCGTACAGAGATTAGGACAACGTATCAAGTCTGATAGAAGTAAAAGTTCTGGGTCAGGAGATGACAGAAGTTCGAAAGGTTATGTAACTTTGGGTGAAATTTAATCATTAACAAAAAAACTATAAAATGGCAAATCAAGTTTATCCTGCGTATAAATACCAGGTACAAGAACAAATCTTCGATGCAAAGTCGATGCTAGATGAGACCAACTTTTATCATCAACGTCAGGGGGCTCCCTCTATTTTGACTGCTAAGTTGACCTACATCTTAGGTGATTACAACAAAGCTTTTCCTCTGTCTGGTATGACAGTAGGTGGAGTAGGGTACGGTGCTAACAACACTACTAAAGAGATTGATGACGTGCAGTTCACTTATCCAGTTATGGGTCGTGATGACAAAGCTTGTCCTGTACTCACTACAAATGGTGACTCAACTACTAAGCTTGGTCTTGGTAACCAACCTTTCTACTTAACCTTTGCAGACAACTGGATTAAGCGTTTCTACATCATTCAGTCTCAAGGAGGTTCTCAAGCTTATGTGCTTGAAGATGGTGAACCACAACCAACAGGTGGATTCCGTTACAAGGTTGTATTGGATCCTGCTGGTCCTTCTGACTACTTGCCTTTATCTGAGGCTACTGCAGGTTGTAACTGGGTTCCTTTACATACAGCTGTAGCAGAATCTGAGTCTCGTACTACAGAAACTGGTATGGTTATGCCGGGCTTGTTCAAGAACCAAATGGGTTTCATGAGAACAGGTATGAGTTGGGCAGGTAATGCTGCTAACAAAGTAATGAAGATTGACATTACTAACCAAGACGGAAAGACTACAAATGTTTGGATGGACTGGTTTATGTGGCAGTTTGAAAAGCGTTGGTTGTCTGACTGTGAGCACTACTACTGGTACTCTCGTTACAACCGTCTAGCTGATGGTACTATTCCATTGAAAGATATGTTGACAGGTAAAGTTATCCCACGTGGTTCAGGTGTTCTTGAGCAAATTGGTAACAAGTCTACTTACTCTAAAATGACCTACAACACACTTGCTAACAAAGTGGGTGATGCTTTATTTGGTCAGACAGATTCAGGTAGTATGTCTATCACTTTGATGACAGGTACAGGTGGATACCGTGAGTTTGACCGTGCAATGAAAGATGCAGGTGCTCAAATCCTTGGACCATTAGGTGCTGGTGATATTGCATCTCGCTTCGTAACAGGTACAGGTCGTAACCTTGCTTTAGGTGGCTTCTTTGATACCTTCTACCATATTGATGGATACACTATCAAAGTGAAGAAGAACCCAATCTTTGACGTAGGCCGTGTAGCTATTGCTTCACCTAAGCATCCTGAGACTGGTCTTCCTTTGGAGTCTTATCGTATGGTATTCTTGGATGATTCTGACATTGATGGTCAGCCTAACATTATGCACGTTGCACAGAAAGGACGTTCTTTCATTGACGGTGTAATCCCAGGTCTTACTCCAATGCCTAAGTCTTTGCAAATCCTATCTGGTAACTCAGGTATGCAAGCTTCGAAACTCTTAGCAACTGATCAAGATAAATCAGCATACACTCGTATGAAGTCTGCTGGTATCCAGATCTTACGTGCTAACCGTTGCTTCGACCTGCAATGTGTTGCTGGACTTTAATCATAAAGGAGGGGCCTAAAAACCCCTCCACTTTTAAAAACTCTAAATAATAATAAACATGAAAAAGATTCTTTTAGTCTTAGCCCTGACTTTAACGGGCTTCTTATCACAAGCTCAAGTAACAGTATCATCAGGTGCACACCCTAACTGGAATCTTGACACAGCATACGCAACTGGGGCTGCTTCACAAACAGGTAGTTGGTTTGGAAAAACTATTAGTGTGCCTACTAATTTCATTTTAAATATTGATGTTAAGATTGTAACAGACAGTACATGCGTAGCTTCAGGAGGATTGACTACAGGTACTAAAGTAATGATCTATGGTTCTATGGACAATGTATATTGGACAAAAGTAGGAAGTGCATCAAATTATAATCCTCCTATAAGTTGGTCAGTGTCACCACTAACTTCTTTTGATGTTGCTACATACCCTAATAATACTTATACGGCTTATGGAAGTTCAACCTCATTTGATATAGCAGCTTTAACGGCAGATGCTGCAGCCTTACCTACGGCTGTACCCCTAATTGCTGGTGTTCATTCTGGTTATTTTATACATGCTACTATTAAACAGCCTGAGTTTTCCTACTACAAAGTAGTAGTACTTTTTGCAACTAATACTACTACCGGTACTCATAGGGCAAAAGCTGCAGCTCGTTACTACTTACGTAAACCTTACTAGTTCTTATTTATTTTATAAAGAAAGCTCTGAAATACTTCAGGGCTTTTTTGTTTGTAAGATAAAGTACCATATCTTTGTAGCAGAAAACAGTATCTAATGAAAAGCAAAACTTTAAACTCAAGAAAGATAACCATCTACCGTTCCGGTTCTTTCCTCTCTGTAGCACAGGGAAAAGATGTACAAGACTTCTTCTCTTCCTCTAAGAGGTCTATAGGCTCATACTTTGAATCTGGAGCTTCCAGACGTATAGGTACTGGATTAAGCTTTGATGAAGAGGCTCTATTACTGCCACACATCTTAGATGTACCTGCAGAGCATACAGAGTTTAGAAAGAAGTTAAATGAGTTCTATCAAGACATGGACACCTCAGTGCCTTATGATACTGGTAGAATCTTAGAGATTGGATTAGACCACTCTAATACTGATAATGTATCTAAAGGTAATATGCCTCTAGACATCATGGACTACTTACGTTACAGGCATGCAATCAAACATCCACAGGTAGCCTTGAGTAAGGATACTGCAGATGGTAATACCTTAAAAGAGTTCTACATCTTTGACAAGTTTGAAGTATCTAAGAAGTCTTCTAAGCAATTGGAAGTTAAAGATGCTGCATTAGCTATTTACCAAGAAATCAAATCTGATGATACTAAGGTTAGAATGGCTCTAGTGTTGTTAGGTATAAACCCTGATAGATTAGAATCTGGAGACCACATAGAGACGCTACGTGGAGCTGCAGAGAAAGATCCTAAGAAGTTCTTAGAAGTCATGGGAGACAAGGAGTTTGAAATCAACTTCTGGATTCAGTCTATGGTAAACTACAAGATTGTAAAAGTCTTTGGTAAAAAGTACTTTGATGCTGAGACTGACAAGCTTATAGGTAATGACCTAGAAGAGACTATCTACTTCTTTAAGGATGATGTTAACTCTGACCTAATAGGTACAATGAAAGCA